TCATGCCACTAGAGCCTTGGCCTCGGCCCAGATCGGGTGATGCTCATCCTCGACCGGGAAGACCCCGAAGCAAGAGATGGCTACCGCCTTGAGCATCCAGTCCCGTTCGGTTTGCGCAGGGACAGCGACCATCTTGCGCTCAACAGCCATCAGGCTTTGCGTCGCGGCGGCGGTGTCCGCATCGCTTCCCGCCGGGCTGACCTCATAGACAGACTGCTCGATTTCGAACAGCCGCAGCCATTCCCGGAACAGCGTCTCCACAGGCGTTTCTGGCTGGGCCAGCGCCACGGCAGGGACAGCGCCAGCAACCAACGCGGCCGGGGCCATCTTGAGGATGTCGCGCCGCTTCATGCCGCACCCCCTTCCGGCGACTCAATCTTGTCGAATTCTTTGTCCATGTCGGAAGTCAACATGACGATGGCGGATGCAACGCCGGCGATAATCATGTGGTCTGGGCTCTTGCTGAGCAGCATGTTCTCAATTGCGCGGGCGAGGGCGTCGATGTGGGCAGCCTTGCATTGCAAGTCGGCAAGGATGACGTGCAGGCTGGCGTCGGCAAAAGAACGCGGTTCGTTCGTTTGGATGTTCATGTCGCTTCTCACAGATTTGGCTTTCCACAGCCGTCACTGGTTGCGGACCAGCGGCCGGGGGTTGGAAACCTGCTGTGAGACAGGTCGGATGGCTTTAAGGTTTCCCTCTGGACATAGCATCCGCCCCCGGCCTATAAAGGTCGGGACGCAGATGCCCGCCAAGGCATCCGTCATTTCAACCGCGAGCCTCCGCGCCAACGGATGCTCAACCTCACCAAAGGTATGCGGTCTATCACAGTCAGGGTTTCCACACCCACTGACAACGCTACACGCATACTGCCCAAATGGTCAAGCCTGCCCTTCGGGGCAGCGGTTACGGTCCATCCCCCTTTATCATTGGAAAACGCATGTCATCCGAAAGCGAACGAGACGCGGAGCTGACCAATGACGAGGTGGTCAGGGCCATCGCGTCGAATTGCAGGGATCTGGGTGTCGATCCAGTCCAGGCGCAGGAACTTATCGAACGCATCCTAGCCCGGCGCGACGACTCATCTGCAAGGGCAGCGCGGCGGCATACGGCGAAACGCTGATCGCGGTGTGTGCTGCGGCAACGCTAGACTAACGTTTCTGGTGCGAACGGCCTCCGCCGATCTTCACCCATGGCTTGGGCCCAGGCTCGATCTGCATAGCCTCATCCCACATTCGTTCCGCGTCATCGTCATTACTATCGCCCTCTGTTGGAAGCTCGCTTGCAAACCTGTCCAGGTCATAGCGATCATAGAGCCGCTTGGATCCAAGGATCTTTCGAGGCAACCCTAAGGTGCGCAGCATGCTAACGCTGATGCCGAGATAGTGCGCCGCATGCGGGGCCGGCATAAGGCGAGGTGCAAAGTCGAACGTGATTGGCATCGCTAGTACGGTGATGGCTTCAACGTTTTTCGCGGGCATGTTTCAGGACAGCAGTTCCCAAGTCGCCCTGCAGATCCTTAAGAAGATAGACGTCACCGTTCTCGCTGAACTGCGCAGTGGCCTGCTCTTGCCATGCCTTTGCTACAGTCCCGTAAGCAGTGGCCGGGACCACGAATGTCCGAGGATCATATCCGTTCAAGTTTTCAACTTCCGCTGTATCGCCATTGCTAAAGTAGATCGTGCTCATGAATGCTCCTGCGGTTTGTCTGTCTCACATCCTACGCCGCCGGCACTAGACGGTCTAGCATGGCATCGAGGCGGGCCGGCGTGAGGCGCATCCGGTAAGGGCGCCTGGGACGCATCCGCTTGAACAGCTGGTCCAGTCTCTTGGCAGTCAACTTGCGAGGGAAGCGGCGTAGCCTGCCTGAGGCATGGCCCGCCTTTGCGATGCACGACAGAGAACAGAACCGCGCGGTATAGGTCTTGGGGTGGAATACGGTGCCACATTGGGCACAGGGTATCGCCGCGCGCCGCTTTGTTGCCTCCACAGAACACTGATGACAACAGAACCGCCGGCTTGGTTTGTCGGGCTTGAAGGCCTTCCCACAATGATCGCAGGGCCTTGCCTCCGCCGCTGCCACGCGCCGCTTGAGTGCTGCCCGACCCGCGCAGACGACACAGCAATAGTTGGCCTTTAGTGGCTTTTCGGGTGGCATCGGAAGGCCACATTCGGCACAGGACTTTGCGGCATTGATCAATGCACGCGCTTCCCGCTCCAATCGCGTGCGATCAGCATCACAGCACTTTTGCGAGCAATATAGCCGGCTGGATCTGGACGTCTGGGGTAGCGGACTGTTGCACTGGACACAGCGACCAAGCCACTTTTTCCGGCGGGGATCAGTGGCGGCATGATAGCACCGCCGCGAACAGTACTGGCGATCACATCTCGTCAGTTTCCCGGTTGCGGATCGTTCAGGCAGCGGCCCGCCGCAGTGGTCACATTCAGGGCCTATATCCCGGTGATTGCAAGTTTCACTGCCCTGTCGTCCTGCGCCTGTTTCCTTCTCGACAGTCTCCCGTGGAATGCCGACTTGCACAGCGGGTCGCAAAACTTGGGCCTGCCATCCGGCAGCAGCGCGTGACAGTTGGCGCAGAAAGCTCGTTCGATCAGGGTTCCTGCATGAACGGTCCATTCCGGTTGTCCTTCATCCCATCCTGGTCGTGTGGCGCGTACGCTGCAAAATGCGCTGTCCAACATCTCGCGGGCCATCTCGTCGGCATCTGTCCATCGCCACCCCTGGCGGCAGAGGTCTGCCCGGATACCAGCACGCAAAGGCCCCTCCAGCCCGAACAACGTGGCTGTCGCCCCAGCCTCGAAAGCCAGCCGGATCACCGCGACGAGTTCTTTCACAAGCAGATCGAACCGCCCCTTGCCGAGGCGGCCGCGCCGGGCTTCCCGTTCTCTCCGATCGAGGATGCGTTGGTGCGGCTTCATCCGAACATCGCGTCCAGCAACGCGGCGCTGAGAGGCGTTTGCGATACCGGCGCCAAGGCCTGCACTCCCTCAGGGCGCCTGGCGGCCGCATAGGCGACATCGAGCCATGCCTGGTCCATCGCCAGCAGGACATCGACATGGTGCGGCGCCAGCGGCAGGCGCATCAGCTGGCACCAGGCCGCGATCTCGCTGGGCTGGATCGGGTTCGGCGCCCCAGCGTGATAAGTGCGGGTGGCGGAGATGCCCTGAAAGGCGTTCCACAGGATCCTGCCTGCCTCGGGTGGCCGGACCTTCTCGCCCCCGAGAGACGCCTTCACCGCGGCGCAAAGCTGTCGTTCCAGCCGTTCCATCAGCCCCTCCGCATCTGATGTTCCTGCTGCCAGCCCCATGACTGGCGCTTTGCCTCAGCAAGGATTTGGCGGCCTGCCTGGGCCATCTTGGCGTCCAGTTCCTTGTCCCCGGTGGTGCCACGCAGGTCGATGGTGGTGGCGAAGGTCACGTTGCGATTGCCCCTGCTGGGCTGCTGACCCTTGGTTTCATCATGGATCCGCTCGCGGGGGTGCATGATCGCCAGGAACCCGCCCTTGTTATCCAACCCGCCCGTGCGCGAGCCATTGCCGGTGTAGCCGCCGCCGTCGAAGGAGAGCAGGCCCCCGATGACGCTGGAGGCGGCACCCATGCCCGGCATGTTCATGATGGACTTCATCAGCTGCACCTTGGCGATCTCGGCCAGCAGCTGAAGCACGGCGTCCTTGGCGGACATGGACCCGTCGATGACCGAGCCGAACATATCCTCCAGGGCATCCTTGCCCCGCTTGCCGGCGTCCTGGATCAGCCGCAGGCGCTCCGCCGCCTGGTCGGCATTGTCGCCCGCCTGGGCATAGGCCCGGGCCAGACCGTCGATCCGGGCTTCCAGTTCCGGCGTGATCTTCCGGCCTTCCTCCTGCGCGGCTGCCAGGAGCCGGGCCTTCTCGCTGGCATAGGCCATCATGTCGCCATAGGTCTCGCCCGACAGCGCCGCAGCGGCCAGCACCTGCGCCTCGATGTTGAGCGCGTCGGTGCGTTCCTTGATCTGTTGCGCGTCGCGTTCGAACCCTTTCAGGCTGTCGCCGCCGCCCTTCGTGCCTTTGGACTTCGCTCCGCCGCCCCGGCCACCCTTGCCGGCCGCCGTGCGCGCGGCATCGCCAGCAAGCGCCGCCTCGGCAAACCCGCGCACCTCGCTCTCGGTCAGCGCCGCGCCCATGTCCTGGGCCCGCTTGCGGACATCGGCCATCTCGCGTTCCAGGGCGATCTGCTCCTTGGTCGCCGTGTTGCGCGCCGTCTCGCTGGCGGTGAACTTGTCATTGGCTTCGGCCAGGGCGTTGGCGCTGTCCATCGAGGCCTGTTCGGCCGCGTGACGATCGCGCATGGTCTTGAGGCTTTGCTGATCGGTCGTGACGCCCGCCGCCGAGGCGAGCGCCGCCTTCATCCGCCCCGCCAAGCCGATGATGCCGCCGATCACCCCGCCCAGCCGTTCCAGCTGCGAGATGACGCCGCCGAACTGCACCCGGTCGCCAGCCTCCAGTTCGTCGAAGGCATCGACGGCCCGGGTCTGGATGTCCTGCAACTTCACTGCGAAATCGTCGCCGCTGATCTCGCCCGCGCGGAAGGCCCGCACCAGCTCATCCTGCTCGGCCACCAGCTGGCGCAACTCGTCGGCCTGCTCGGCATAGCCCCAGCTGTCGAGCTGACCGATGGCGCCCCGGATCGTGTTGCCGGCCAGCATCGCCTGTTCCCCGAGGCTCTGATACTGGCCCTCTAGCATCGCCAGTTCCTGCGCATGCTGGTCGACAAGATCGCGGTTCTGGCTCAGCGCGTCATAGAGGTCATCGCCCAGGGCGGCGCGGCCCTCGGTTTCGTTGCTGAACACCTCGTCCAGCTTGGCCCGCATGTCCGCGATCTCGACCGCAGCGTCGGCCGCGCCCACGACCACCCGCTTGAAGAAGTTGCCGGCCGTGGTCTGCAACTCGCGGAAACGCCGATCCAGGTCCTGCGCCTTGGCGATCAGCTCATCATCGAGGACGGCGCCGGCCTCATGGGCGCGGGCGATGGTGTCGCGAAGCGCATCCTCACCCTGGCCCAGCAGCTGCACGAACTGCTCGCCCCCGGTGCCGCCGAACAGCTCATCCGCGATGCGGATCTGGGCCGCCCTATCCATGCCCTCCATGCGCTGCATGATTTCCAGCATCAGCGCCGAGGGGTCCTTCAGCTTCTTCTTCAGGTCCTCGGCTCGAAAGCCCAGCCGCCCGAAGGCCTCGGCCGCCGGGCCCATGCCCGTGGCGATCAGCTCATCCGCCCGCAACGACAGTTCCTTGAAGCCGTCCACCAGCGCATCGACGCTGATCCGGTTCTGGTCGGCCACGAACTTCCATTCCTGGAACGCCTGGGCCGAGAGGCCCGCGCGCTTGGCCTCGTCCCCGATCTCGGCGATGCCCGCCACCACCTGGCGGGAACTGCTGACCATCTCTGTGAGCCCGCCAATGGCGATGCCGCCCAGGAGCCCGCCGGCGAAGGCCTTGCCCAGGCTGCCGATGCTGCCGGTGACGCTGGCGACGGACTGGCGGATGCTGCTGGCGGATCGCGCCATGTCCTGTTCCATCTGCCGCGTGGCCGAGCGCGAGCCGCGCCGCAGGCCCTGATAGGTGCGGGTGCCGGTGTTCTCGGCCCGCTTCATGCTCTTCTCGAAATCGTTGATCCGGGCTTCCAGCCGCACTACAAGCTGTTCGTCCATCCCTGCCTCCTATACGGGCGCCCAGAGGTCCTCGGTGAACCAGCTGGCCTTGGTGGTCATGATGTTTTCGTTGGCGGATGCGCGGGCAACAGCCATGGCCGAAGCCACGGCGCCGTCGATGGACAGCCAGCGCTTGGGCTTGGTGAACTTCACCACATGGCCGAGATCGTTGCGCTTCACGACGACATTGGCGAAGCAATGGCGCAGGACCAGGTGACCGCCGTGGAAGAACTCGCCGCCCAGAAGCGCGCGTTCCAGTTCCAGCACCGCCGGCATCATCAGCGGCGGCACCTGCCGGAAGTCCACCGCAGGCAAGCCGGCCTCCAGGATCTTCGGCTGCACCTGGCGCGCCATGTGCGGGTCAAAGGCGATCTCCTGCACGTTGAACTCCTCGCACAGGTCGATGACCTTCGCCTCGATCTCGGCATAGTCGATCACCGCGCCGGCCGTGGCCGTGATCAGCCCGGCCTCATGCCAGGCCTGATAGGGTGCGCCGGATCGGTCCTCGCGGGCGCTGATGCCGTCCTCGCCATCCAGTTCGCTCTCGGGGTCGCCCGCGGTCGCGTCGATGGCCTCCTGCGGGCAGAAGAACCAGGGCTTGACGAAATAGCCCTCGGCCAGCCGCCAGCAGGCCACGATGACCGAAAGGTCAACCGTCGAGGACAGGTCCACCGCCAGCCAGCAGGGCTCGTCCCTGAGCGCGTCCACGTCGAAGTCCTTGGCCCCCGCGTCATAGATGTCCATGTCCACGAAGGGATCGGTCGAGGCATCGAGCCAGATGTTCAGCTTCAGCTGCTTGAAGGACTGCCGGTCGCCCACGCTGCGCTGCGAGCGCTTGGCGTGACGCCGGAAGCCGGCAAGGCTGGGATAGCCATGCTGCAAGCCGGGGTTCACCCGATGCCACAGCGCCTCGTCCTCCCAGTCGTCGCGGCGGTCGGCCTCGAACAGGATGGGCAGGATCGAGGCATCGTCCACCTTGCCGCGCGCCACGTTGCGGGCATCTTCGAAGAACTCCCAGGCCAGGCTGTCCTGTCCCCGGCCGGCGGTCGAGGCGACGACCAACAGGCTGTCGTCTATCTTCTCAAGCCCGGTGGTCAGGGCTTCCCAGAGGTCGCGGCCCTTCCAGATGTGGATCTCGTCGGCCAGCACGAAACCGGGCGTTCGACCATGCTGCGGCCCGCCATCGCCCGAGATCACCTCCAGATAAGAGGCCTCTTTCCGGTAGAGCAACTTTTTGGGTGCGTTGTGCGCGTCATAGATGCCGACGGCCGAGACCAGGCGCTTGTCCTCGCGGATGATGCCGGCCGCCTCGCGAAAGCCGATGCCGGCCTGCTTGCGGTCGGCGGCGGCAAAGATCGCCTCGCCGCCGGGCCGCTTCTCGGGCCCGATGGTGTGGAGAAGTGCCAACGCGGCCGAGAGGCTGGTCTTGCGGTTCCCGCGCGGCAGCAGCAGCGCCACGGTGTTGACGATGCGCGTGCCATCCTCGTGCCGGGGGCCATAGATGCGGCGCACGATGCGTTCCTGCCAGGGATCCAGCTGGAAGGCACGGTTCGGCAGGATGGATTTCGGATGGCGCAGGGCGCGCAGGAATTGCACCGCGCGCTCGCCATGACCGTAGGGGTCAGGGATCAGCGAGCCGTCATAGATCCATTCGGGGAAGGTGCCAGCCATCAGCCAAGCCCCAGCGGGTTCGGGCTATCGTCATCGTCGCCATCGTCGCGGATCGCGGGACGGGACCGGGATACCGGGGTCAGGCCCAGCTCGGCCGCCATCTGCCGCGCCGAAGCCATGGCCTTGTCCTGCACCCGGATCAGCTTGAGCATCATCTCGGGATCGGCTTCGGTCTGGATCGCGGCTTCGGTATCGCGCACGCGGCCGATACAGATGCAGTAATTCTCCAGCACGCCAAGGTCGGCATCGGTCAGGATGCGCCGTTCGGTCAGGATCGGCATCACCCGGTCCCATTCCTTGCGCGCCTTGGCGCTAAGCCATCTGGGGGCCTGAATGTGCCCCACAGGCATATTTGCCTCGACCAGCTGCGGCTTGGTCCCCTTCATTCCGGCAACCTCACGCAGCGCAGCTCCAGGCCCTTGCGGCGCCCGATGGGCGTCACCTGCCGGATGTTGAAGGGCTGACGGTTCCAGATCAGTCGCTGGGCGTTGGTGATCCTGTCAAGGAACCGGACACGGAACACCACCACTTCCTCGTCGCTGGCGCCGAAGCCGCGCATGAACTCCTCGGTGGTCTGGTCCACGCGCTCGGCACGCAAGATCGCGACCCGGACCCAGGTCTCGGTCGGGGTGCCCGCGTCGTTGATGTCGGCGGTGGCGCGTTCGATGCGGATGGTCTCGGTCAGCTTGCCCGATTTCATGCCCGCTCCTCCGAAACCAGAACCTCGACCACGACGACGCCGTGCGAATGCTCGCCATCGGGGTCGCGCAGGAAGCGCATCGAGGACACGCGGGCATCGGCGCAATGAAGCCCGGGGGCCAGCGTCAGGCGGGCGGAGTGGATCGCGCTGCGGATCGCCCCGGCGATGGTCTTGACCCCCTCCAGTGAGGGCTCGCGCTGCCAGACGTGCAGGCTGTGATAGACGCGGGTATGGGCGCGGCGCAGGCTGCTGCCCTCGTCCACGGCCTGGCTGTCGCCCAGAAGGATGGCCGGCAGTTTGCTGGGGCGTTGGTTCGCGTCGATAATCTGCGCGGCAGGCACACCCACGGCATAGGTCGTCAGCCGGGCGCGGATCGCCTTTTGCACCTCAAGGTCGATATTCATTTGGCCTCCTTGATGGCTTTGCGGATCGCGCGCTTGATCGCGGCCTCGGCGCGCTTTCGACCCAGGCGCAGGCCCGGCCAGAAGAAAGGATGCGGGGGCACGGTCGAGCCGTTGAACCCGCCCGAGTGGCCGTATTCGACCAGGTGGGCATAGCGCACATCGGTATTGCCCACGGTGATCAGCACGGTGTTCGGCGGCGCAACCATGGACCCGCCCGGCTGGGAATAAGGCGGGGTCGCCTCGCCCGGCCCGGTGACGGTGATGCTGGCCTTGAGGTCGCCGGTCTTTTCCGGGGCGAGCGCACGCTGGAGGTTCGCGACATCCTCGGCCGCCTTCACCAGTGCCGGCTTGACCGCCTGGCGCGCGGCGCGCGGGATCGCCTGCATCCGCGACTGGAACCGGGCAAGACCACCATCATCCGCCATCAGAATGTCCAGTCCCGATACTCGTTGACGATCTCACGCACGCCGAAGGGCAGTTCGCGGCTCATGTCGGTGGCGGCCTCGCGGTTCTCGAACCACCAAGTGGCCAGTTGCAGCACCGCCTCTTTGAGGGCCGGCGGCACCGGGCGCAGGATCTCGTCGTCATAGCGCACCCGGATGCGGTAGCCCAAAAGCCGCTCGACATGGTCCTGGGCCGCGTCGATCTTGCCGGCGATCAGAGGATCATCGTCCTGCTGATCGCTGGTCAGGCTGAGTTGGCCTTTCAGTTCCTGAAGGCTGACAATCGGTTCCATTCACGGTTCCCCGTCTCGGGTTATGCTGCCCTCAGGCAGCAGGTCGGCCTGCAACTTCATGATGCTGTTGGCGGTGTCGAACACCTCGTGAAGGCTCGTCACCAACGCCACCCAGGTCCGCTGCCGCCCGCTGGCATCGACCAGGCGGAAGGGATAAGGCTGCTCCGACCGGGCGGCGCGCCACAGAATGGCTTGCCCCGGGTCCACGGGATCATTGCCCAGTACGATCTGCATCACGACAGGAACCTGATGGCTCTTGGCGGACAGGGTTTGAGCCGGGCCAGTGCAGCTCGGATGCACCACCTGCGCCGTATCCCATTCGATGCCCAGCGTGCCGAGCGCTTCCGTCTCGCCGATTTCGACCCAGGGCGGCCCAGGGGCGCTGCCTGGGGCGTCCGCGATGTAGAGCCGGGCGCCGGCGGTCGGGTAAAGCACGGCTCAAGCCTCGTCCGCATCCACCCGCACGACATTGCTGTTCACCCAGAGGGTGATGTTCAGCTTCATGACGCTGTTGGCGCTGTCATACTGTTCCGCAGCCGAGGCGACCTTGGCGACGAAATAGCGCTCGGAGGGCGTGCCGCCGGCCGGGGCATCGTTCAGCACCATCTTGAAGGCATAGTCATGCGGCGTCTTTTCCGCCGCGATGGCGGCAAGCTGGCCCGGATCGGCCGGGTCGATGCCGCAGACGATCTCCATGGACCCCGCATTGCGCGTGCCCTTCAGGCGCCGGGTGCGCGACGCGTTGATGGCGTCGAAGGTGATCTCGGCCGAGGTATCGCCCACGGTGCCGAGACCCTCGGTTTCCCCGATCTCGACCCAGCCGGTGGTCGGGAAATCGGCCAGAACGAAGTCGGCGGATTTGGCGGCAAGCGCAGGGCCGATGAAGATGTGCGCGCCGTTCGTTGCATAGATGGTCATTGCTGAGCCTTTCCATAAAGACGGCGCTCCTCGCGTTGCTTCGCGCCGGAATGATGTTTCTTGCAGAGGGATTGCAGGTTCGACGGATCAAGCCTGCGCTCTGGGGCGATGCGGCGCGGCACGATGTGATCCACATCGACCGCCGGAGCGCCGCACCAGCAATTCGGGAAACGGGCTATGTGGGCGTCCCTGACCTTGCGCCAGTCGGCACCCAGGCCGCGCTGCGAGGCTGTGCCGCGTTTCTTGTCGAACGCTGCCTTGCGCTCGGCCGCGCGCTTCGCCTGGCACGGGCAGGCGGCGCCAGAGGCCACCACCTTGCCGCAGGAACAGATGCGAGGCGCGCGGGTCGGCATCAGGCCACGGGCTTCGCATAGGGCGAGATGATCGCCGTGGCCCCGGCCGCGATGCTGGTGCCGCTCGCCCGGGTCAGCGACAGGCGCACGAACCGCTTGTAGCCGCGATAGCCGAGCCGGTAGACGCTCGACGCCGCCAGCACGGCGGGCGCGCTGCTGTCCATCTCGTCGGCCGCCACATTCGACCAGCCGCTGGTGCCGGTGTCGCTTTCCTGGAGCGTCACGCCGAAGGAACCGGAGCCCGCCACCTCGCCCGTGTTGACGACGAAGGCCACGCGGCCCGCGCCCAGGAGGTCGATGGCCGGGCCCTGCGCCGCAGCGGCCTGGACGGCCGGTGCCAGCGCCTGGAACGCTGCGATGTTGGAATAGAGATCACGCATCGGTCATGCTCCTCAGCTGGTCGCCATGCGAAGTTTGCGGAAGCGCGCGGGTTGCAGGACGGCACCGCCCACGCGCCGGGTGGCGTGGATGCGGGTGATGCCGTTGATCGCGCGCGAGTAGGGATCGACCAGCACCGACATCTGGGTGCGGTCGATGATGCGATAGGCCTGCAAGTCGCCGTAGAGGATCGGCTCCTCGCCCGAGGCGAGGTCGGGCATGTCCACCATCTCGACCACCGGGCGGCCCAGGATGGTTTCGGGCTGCCCGACCTGGAACGATGCCTGCCAGAGATAATTGCCGTCCCCGCCCTTGAGAGAGCGCAAGACGCCCAGGGTCGTGCCATTCATCACCCAGGCGCCGCGGTTGCGATACTGCTGCGGGAGCGAATACATCAGCTTGATCAGCGCATCCGCCGACAGGTTCGTGGCGTGGCCGTTCGCCGTGGTCGGAATGTCCGGGTTGACCATCAGGCCTTCCGGCTCCAGGACGCCCTGGCCCCAGAGGAAGGCGGTGGCCTCCTTGCCCGCGAAGTCCTCGGCCAGGGCCAGGCGCACCTCGGTTTCGGCCGCAGGCGCGTCTTGCAGCAGCCGGTTCGAGATCTCCACGAAGGTCGCCAGCTCCTTCACGTCGATTTCCTTCTGGCCGAAGGAAATGTCGGACTCGGTGCGGGTCTGGGTCTCGCCCACCCAGCGCGCATTCGTGACATCGCCGCGCGTCGGGTAGATCACCGACGGCGCCGAGGTCGAGCGCACCGAGGCATATTGCCGGAGCGGGTTGTATTCGATCAGGTCGCGGATGATCTCGGACGACATTTCCGGGGGCGCGAGATAGCCGCCCTGCGGGTCGCTGGCGACGATCAGCGCCTTGCGGTCGGTCTCCGGGATGTTCTGGCCCAGGCGCAGGTAGTTGGCGAAGGCCTTGCGTTCCTCGCTCGGCTCCTCCTCGGCCTTGGTCTCGCCCTGCGGCCGGTTCATCTTCGCTTCCAGCTTGTCGAGCCGGGCGACGATGGGCGCCGTGTCGGCCTTCTTCTCCAGGTCGGTCATCTTGGCTTCCAGTGCCGCGATGTCCGGGGTTTCGGTGGTTTCCGTCATGGTCATGTCCTTTGCTGACGTGATGCGCGCCCCGGGATGCATCGGCACCGCGACCACGCTGATTTCGAGAAGATCGACGGCGTGAAGATCGCGCCCGCCGCCGCGCCGCGCCGCCTTGCGGGTGGCGACATAGCCGATGGAAAGGCCCTGCAAGGCCTTGGCGAGGATCAGGTCGCGGATCTCGCGCGCCCGCTGCACTGTCAGGGTCAGGCGGCCCTTGACCCGCAGGCCCTCGGCCGTCTCGGTGCCTTCTTCCCAGACGCCGATCACCTCGCCCTGCTGATGGCCGGCCAGCATCGGGACCGGGAAGCTGGCCGCCGAGAAGGCGCCCTTGTGGACGATATCGCCGCCACGATCCGTGGTGCCGAATACCGAGGCCAGGCCTTCGATCCGGCCTTCGTCATCGACGCTGAGCGCGGCCTTGGTTTCGATCCGGTCCATCAGAGCCCCCGGAAGGCAGCGCGGTCGGAGGCGAAGCCATCGACCTGCTGTTGCACCCAGTGCGCGGCCTTGAGCAGGCGCACGACATGGGCATGGGTAAAGGGCACCGGCTGGCCGTCCTCTTGCACCTCCCAGCCCAGCACGCAGCGGGCCAGCGTGTTGAGGCGGATCTTCTCGCGGTCGGCGGCGGAAACCCGGCCATCGGCATCGGCGGCATCAGCCAGGTCGTCGACCATCTGGAGCCGGGCGCGCGCCTGGGTGGCGCTGTCCGGGCCCGCGATGCGCAGCTTGATGCCTGTGGCCTTGCCGGTCACCGGGTCCAGCAGGTCGAAGTCGCGACCTCGGTCCTGGTCCTGCGCGTCGGCAAGGATCTCATTCAGTTGCATTGTCGTCCTCGTCGGGGATGGGTCCAGTTTTGGACGCATCTTCTGAACCTGCCTGCTGGTCAGGTTTGGCTTCGGAAATGTGCGGGTTCAGGAACGCGTCGCCGCCCTCGCGCGGGGGCAGGCCCAGCCATTCGCGGCTTTCGTTCGGGTTGATGACCTGCGACGAAATCAGGCTGCTGATCGTGGTGGCGCGGGTCGCCAGATCGGCGCGGGTCAGGTCGTCCCGGTCGAACCGGATGACATGGTTCGCGCGCTCCTCGTCCGAGAACAGCGCCCGGCGCAGCGCGCCTTCCAGCCCGCGCAACCAGGGTTCCAGCGTGTAGGACAGGAACTCGCGGCCCTTCTGTTCCGAGTTCGACCAGGTGGCGCGCTCCAGATCGCCCAGCATCGGCGACGGGATGTTGAAGGCGCGGCCAATCTCCTGGATCTGAAACTTGCGGTTCTCCAGGAACTGCGCATCCGTGCTGTTGAACGTGAACGGCTCGAACGTCATGCCGTCATAGAGGAAGGCCGTGCGGCCCTGGTCCTCGCCCTCATGAGCGAGGCGCCAGGCGGCGCGCGTTGCCTTGATCGCCTCCTCGCCCATGCCTTTCGGGATCAGCAGCGCGCCCGAGGGGCGGGCGCCACGGCTGAACAGCTTAGCGGCGTGACGGTCCAGCGCGACCGCGATCCCGATGGCCTCCCGTGCCAGGGTCAGCGGCGCGCGCTCCAGCGGCGGCAGAAGGTGGATCACGTCGCGGGCCACGATGGGCCGGTTGCCGAGGCGGTATTTCCGTTCGCCGGTTTCCAGGTCGAGGTCGAATTGCAGCACCGAGCGGCGATAGCGGATGATCTCGCGCGGCTCGCCATTGACCCGGTTGACCCAGGCGAGCCCGCCCCGGTCGTCCATCAGCGCATCGCGCACGATCTGGCGGATCAGCTCAAAGCCCGAGGTCCATTCGTTCGGCTCGCCCTGCAGCAGCTGCACCAGCGGGTGGTCGGGCACGTCCACCTCGTCCTTGCCCTCGATCCGCTTCACGGTCACGTCGAGCGAGGCAACGGCTTCGGAAATCAGCTGCACCGCGTTCGCGACAGCGGGCACCTGCATGGCATCGGCTTGGGAAACCACGATGCCGGTAGAGGTCGCCTCGGTCAAACCGAAGGCAGCCAGCATCGCCGCGTCAGGCGAAGCCAGCGATTTCTGCTCGGTCGGTTGCGTCTTGCGAGTGAAGGGCCACATAGACCATTTTATGCCCGACGAAACCGGCCTGCGGTAAGCTGGAAATCCCTAGAAAATCGTTGGAAATCATTGGTTTTCGTTGCCCGGCTTGGTCCGCAACCACGCCAGCAGTTCGGTACGGAACGCGAAATAGCTGCCCGTGCCAGCCGGTCGATAGATCGGCACACCGTCCATCTTCGCCCAGGTGCGGGCCGTGTCGATGCTCACGCCCAAGGCTTCTGCGATCAGCGGCAGGCCCCACAGCTTCCGCTCCGGGTCTAGAAGGGCATCTGCCCGCCAGCGATCAAGGGGCGGACGGTCAGGATTTGCACTCATTTTTCAAATCTCCAATTCGGTCATATCTTGCGCGCGCCTCCCCGCGCCGGTCCCCACCAAGAGGCCAAAGTTCGGGACCACCCCCCCGGTCATGCTCGGCTTTCCTTGAAGGGCCGCAGCATCCGCGCTGCCACCTGCTTGCCGTGGGCAATGGCTGCGTCTCGGTCGGCACAAGCATAGAGTGCCGTTCTGATCGGCTTCATGCCCTCAATGGGTGTGACCAGCGTCACGGCCCAGCCTTTGCCGCGCTTGTTCACGGTGTAGTAGCTGACAGCCGCAGACGGCAGCTTGGTTACATTATCGGTCATGATCGCCTCTCTCTTTGGTTGGTGCCGCGCCCCAAGGGCGGCTTCCAACCTCTGGGGGTATGGGGGTTGGAAGGAACAGGGGTTGGAAGGGGGTTGGAACAGGGTCGGGATGGGGGTTGGAACAGGTTGGAATTTAGGGTTGGAAGGGGGTTGGAACGTCATTCTGCCTCCACCAGAAAGGACCGCCGCTTCGAGACAGGACCATCCTCGACCACCCTGATCTTCCCTTGTGCCAGCAGGGTTTCCATCGCAGACCGGAATGCGGTCTTGCTGACACCCTCTGCGTCGGGATGGGCGGCAAACACGGAGGGAGCATACGTCTGTCCACCGCCAGTATTCACTCTGCGCCCCTGCTCTGAGAGTGTGCGCAACAGCTTGAGGAATACTCGTTCGGCTTTTGCGCCCTTGGCCATGCGGTCCAGCCCGGTTTCGGCAGGATCGGCCATGAACACGCCATTGCGCCAGGTCAGGTTGATCTCGCCACCTGTGCGCCCATAATTGGCCTTCTTCGTAGAAAGAACCCGTGCATCGGGGTTGGGCTCGTATCCATCCTGCGCCACCCGTTCGAGGTAGAGACGGGACCGCACGCTGTTGTTCCAGCCTGTTGAGCCGCTGGTGCCGCTGCCACTGTTGAGGCCCGACAGAGACGGATGCGCCAGCAGCACCACGGCGCAATCGTGCCGGATCGCCAGCCCGCGCAGCAGGCCGATGAAGTGCCGTGCCTGTGCCCTGTCGTTCTCATTCCCGGGGAACAGATCGGCAAGTGTGTCCAGCACCAGCAGGGCTGGCTTCTCCTCGTCCATGCGCCTGTCCAGTTCCGCATAGAGGGGGGATGGAGAAAGGACGCCGGAGCCGCGATCCAGGAAGGCCAGCAAAGCATCCTCACCTGCAAGGCTGCGGATGGTTAGGCAGTCCAGATCGCTGAACTGCATGTCCGATGCGCGCACCACGTCATCAAGGCGACGGTGCAACTCGGCATCGTCATCTTCCGCACTGATGAACATGGCGCCGCCGCCTGAAACTTGGCGATCCAGCCATCTGCCGTTTGTGGCAACCGCGCAGGCCAGTTGCAGGGCCAGCAGTGACTTCCCTGTGCCTCCATCGCCGCCCAGCAGCGTCACGGTCCCAGAGGGCACCAGATCGCGCACCAGCCAGTGCCGGGGCGGGACATCCAGCCCCTCCAAGTCAGACGCGGAATAGAAGCGCGAAGCCCGTGGCGCCGGATCCTCGGTATAGAGGCCATCCGGGGGCATGGACCGCCGGTCGTTCTGATCGAGGTGCGCAAAGACATTCAAGCCGCGCTCCTCCCTTGGACATAATCCAGGAAGGCCGCTTGATCGCGCGCGGGCATGCGGTTGAAGCAGGCAAGGCAGTAGGCCTTGCGCTCGGCTCGACTGGAATTGTCAGCCCACCAAGCTGCTTCCTCCATTAGGTTGCAGTAATACGCCTGCGGCCAGCCGGGCCTGATTTGGTCCAGAATGGCTTCCAAGAATAAGACACGATCCTCGGGATGGCATTCCAGCACCGCAGCGACGACAGCGCTTGCTTGCGCCGTCCTGCTGAGGTTATCATCAAAGCGGCTCCAGAAGCCTTCGATATCAGCCCCGGTCGCGCCCGCCAGCGCGCCGGGTTTTTTTTGAACCTCGCTCATAGGCCACCCCGCGCGTGATGCTGGTTATGGTGGCGGCGGCAAAGCCAACGGACATCGCCGGGCCGGCTGTAATCGTCGTGATGGGCATCGGCCCTCTCTGCGCCGCAGACCTCACAGGACTGCGGATGCAGGATGCCCAGGCGCTTGAGGGTCTGAACATAGAGATGCGCGGCATAGCGCCGGGGGTTTTCCCGGCGCCATTGCTGTTGGCGTGTGATCGGCTTAGACACGCGACCACCCCGTCTTTTCGGCCATATCCAGAACCAAATCAGGATCAAGCGCGATGTCGTCGGGCGCATAAATGGCGACCAGATCCCGGATGAACCGAAGCTGTGCTGGTCCCGGCTCCCAATCAGGGCGCTGCGCCTGTTGCATGATGCGGTCGGCGAATTGCTTATGGGTGCCAGGGGCCGCACGATAAAGGACGGTCGGCCAAAGGCGCAGGCATTCCGCAAGGCTACGGTCGCGCTGTGCCAGAATGTTCGAGCTGGGGATATACATACCGCACCTCACGCAGCCACGGGGCGCGAGGCCAGCCATTCGGTGATGGCGCTTTCAGGCCATGCGACGGCTTTGCGGGTCAGCTTGATGGGCTTGGGGAATTCGCCCGCGTCCATCATCTTGTAGATGGTAGACCGGCTAAGGCCAATTTTCTCAGTTACCTGCGGCAACCGCAGCATTGTATTGCTCATAGACTTACCTTCTCGCAAGCAGAGGCCGTTCGGCCCCCTCACGGCGAGAAGGACCGAGACAGTCGTTTCAAAGTCTGCTAAGAAGGGTGCGGAAGGGTCTCACATCTTTCCGAACCGGCTCGCGATCATACCGGCAAGTATTGATCGCGAGCCCCAGCGTCTTACTGGCACCTTAGCTGTCTCTCAGTGTACACAGAGTGCCATTTCGGTGTCTGCCCGAAATTGCGGTAACCACCAAAGGCGCTCTGCGTCCTGTACTGTATACCACCGTTCCTTCTCCCTGACACCACTATATCTGGTAGAAAAGAAAAGGAACTTTCCTGGACCATCATCACCCGATCCTCACGACATTATCGCGCTTCTCGGCCAGATACCCGGCCCACGCTTCCATCATCTTGCGCCTCTTCTCGAACAGGTCGGAACGGGCATAGGCGCGCTCAACGTCAGTGCCTACCGTATGCGCCAAGGCAAGTTCAGCCAGTTCGTTCGGGAAGTTCGTCTTTTCCTGAGCCCAAGTCCTGAACGACGTGCGGAAGCCGTGCACATCGACGGGGAAGCCGAGTTCCTTGACCAGCTTGCTCAGCGTCATGTCGGACAGCATCTTGCCAGCCTTCGTGCCAGGGAAAATGAAGCCGCTTTCCTCCTTCAGGCCCTCGGCCTCTCCGAGGATCGCCAAAGCCCGCCGCGACAGTGGCACCCGATGTGGGCGCTTCATCTTCATCCTGTCGGCCGGCACGTTCCACGCCTTCTGCTCCAAGTCGATTTCATCCCAGCGGGCGCCGCGAGCTTCCAGTGATCGGGCACAGGTGAGAATCAGGAACTCAAGGCAAAGCCGCGTGGAAACGCCCGCCTGTGACTGGTGAAGGGCCGAAAGGAAGCCGGGAACCTCGACATAGGGCAGTGCCTTGCGGCGCTGGCGTGGCTCCGTCTGCCTGGGCAGTGCATTGGTAATCCCGATGGTCGGATTGTCCTTGCGCCAGCCCTTCGCAATACCCCACTTCATCACCTTGCTGATGCGCTGCTTGACGCGCGAGGCGGTCTCGGCCTTCTCCACCCAGATAGGCTTGAGAACATCCAGCACATCGGCGCTCGTCACCTCCGAAACCTTGGTCCTCCCCATGGTCGGGAACACGTAGGTCTCCAACGTGCTGATGAACTGCGCGGCATGCTTCTTGTTCTTCCAGGTCGGCTCAAGCATCTCATAGATCGCGCGGGCCGCTTCCTCGAACGTCTGGATCTCTCGCTCAGAGCGACGATCCTGCAACGGGTCGCCTCCGGCGCGGGCAAGCTTCCGGTTCTCATAGGCAGCGGCACGGGCATCAGCGAGCGTGACAAAGGTGACGCTGCCCATGCCGATCTCCCGGCGCTTGCCATGAATGACGATCCGCTGCACCCAGCTCTTGTTGCCGTGAGCATCGACACGGAGGAACAATCCGTGTCCGTCGAAATACTTTCCAGGCTCGACCACGGTCTGAACGAACCTCGCGCTGAGCGCCTTGGCTGGCCTTCTCAA